CTGTATACGTTACATGTAGATGCTACATGTATTCTTACATCTAGGCCTGTGTACGTACAATGGGTGTGTCTTGTGGTGAGGCCTGTCTACGAAAGTTCTGAGGATCGCGCCCGGCAGGTTGCTGTTGCCGGCCGGGTAGGGGCTGGCTGGGGGGTAGAGGTTATCCATCTTCCTCGGCTTTGCTGTGGGGACTACGTGTTTTTACGTTCCGGTAAGGTTTTGGGGGTGGGGGAGCTCAAGTGCCGTGGGGTTGAGAGGTTGAGGTATCCGACCCTGATCTTGTCGAAGGCGAAGGTTGAGGGGTTGCTGGAGCTGTCCGGGGCTCTGGGGGTAGGGGTTGTTCTTTTGGTGCAATGGGTGGACGGGGTGTTCTGGCGCCGGGTAGGGGCTGCGGATGTGGCTGGGTGGGTTGTTTCCAGAGGAGGAAGAACCGATAGGGAGGACCCTGCTGATATGGAGGATGTTTATGAGATCCCTGTGTCTGGGTTCAGGGATGCCAGCGCGCCGGCTTGATGCGAGGCTGTTAGTGTGAGACCGTCCGTGGACTGGGGGCCGTGAGGGCTTCCAAGATGCCCAAGGCAAAGACGATCATCCGCAAGGATGATACGAACGAGGTTATCATGCCAGCTAATGGTGGTAAAACTAACTTTATCAAGGACGCCATCAAGAAGCCCGGAGCTCTGCGGGCCAGCCTTGGTGCCAAGAAGGGCGAGCCTATCCCGGCTGGCAAACTGGCTAAGGCCGCTAAGGCCCCCGGTAAGCTCGGTCAGCGGGCTCGTTTTGCCGAAATGCTGAAGGGTTTCAAGAAGAAGTAGTATGGGCCACACCGACGAAGGTAAGTGGAAACGTGTTGTCGCTAGTGTAAAAGCTGGCGACAAAGGCGGTGACCCGGGCCAGTGGTCTGCCCGTAAGGCGCAGCTTGCGACTTTGCAGTACAAGAAATCTGGTGGCGGCTACGTAGGCCCCAAGACCGAAGCCCAGAAGTCCTTGTCTAAGTGGACTAAGGAAGACTGGGGTACCCGGTCTGGTAAACCTTCGACACAAGGCCCGAACGCAACAGGCGAACGGTATCTGCCCAAGAAAGCCAATCAGGCCCTTTCTTCGGCTGAGTACGCCGCTACTACTAGAGCGAAACGTGAAGGTACGGCTGCGGGTAAGCAGTTCGTTAAGCAACCAAAGACTATCGCAAATAAGACAAAAAAGTTCAGGTAACGGCACTCAAACTGTTAGCAGTCCCACGCCCTCAGGCTTTTGTTGATACGGCTGTTGGGGTCATTGGCTGTTTTTGCGCTGGTTAGCTTTTTCTTCATGCCGCCCATACGGGCACAGAAGGATGTTTTTCTGGATCCGCCTTCAGGTTGAGGGCGCTTGAGCCCGGGTTTTCCGGGGTTGGCGGCGTTGTAAGATGCGCGGCCCTTTGCGTTCAGGCCGCCCTTCTCAGACTTACCTTCTTTGCGTGTCCACGCCGGCGACTTACTCATTTTTATCTCCTTCGTTTGGTACGTTGTTTGTGTATGTCACACAGATTTTCTATCGACTAGCCAGTTGATAAAGTTTTCCTGTTCCGCCTGTTCCGCCTTGTACTCAAGGATGAAGCTGATCATGTCGGCGCCCGGCTTAACGAAGGGGGCGGCAAAAACAGGGCGCACCGGCCGGAACCCCCTCGATGTGGATTTTGGCTGTACCCACGGAGGCTGGGCTCCCGGCGCCGCCAAGGACCTAATGTCGTCGCGTCCCATTACTCACCCCTTGCTTCCACGATGGCGCCGATCAGGTCTTCAGGCCTCCTGATCGGAACCTGTATTCCTGAGCGCTGGACAATCTCCAACAAGATCTGCGTTACCAACCCACCCCACTGGGTGTCGGAATAGCCAGCAGTATCAATGCCTAACATCTCCCCCACCTTCTGAAGCTCCACAAACGAGCCCCCCGTTGGCGCACGTACCGCCGGCGCGGCCTGAGCAGGAGCGCCCAAACTGTTGCGAATGCCGGTAAGGCCGTTCGAAAGCTGGGAGGGCCCCCGCTCCAATGTTATTTTCTGCGCCGCATGCCACTGCATAAGTTCCTCGGTGTACTTGTCTAGCGCCGCCTTTGCGGTGGCCTTGGTTTTTCTACCAAACATTCGTCAGTTCCCTTTATTGAGGAGATGACACCAATGGCCAGAGCTACAGCAGCTTCCCCATATCTGTCGACCAGCGTTTTCCGGCTCATTCCACGCTCGTAGTTAAATAAGATGATTTCGGAGTACCGGCTCATGTATTCATTACGGCGCTTGAGTAAAACCTGTTCTTGCCTGTGAAGACTGTCCAGCCAAACGGCGTCATGGGCAGATAAGAGACGGTCTTTCTTGAACATTGTAGCCATCCAGAATGAAAACCGTGTTGGAACAAGCCGTCAATCCATCGATAAAAATAAATCCTAAATGGGAACACAGGTTTGGGTAGTACGTGAAGCAGTCAGCGTACTACCTTACTGCGGGCAGTTGAGTTGATGTGATAAAGAAACATCTTGACAGGCAGTTTCAGACACAACTAAGAAGTAAGTAAGTGAGGGAGGAGCTTGTGCCGGTTAGGCTCAAGCGACGACCGAAACCGGGCAAATCCAAGGGTTGTCCGTTGAATGTAGGCCCCTTCGGGGGAATAAGACGGGCCACAACCCGCAGGTTTGCCCCTAGGATTACGCGCGCGCGAGGGCAGAGAAAAATCGCCCATTTGCCAGAACCCCAAAAGCAGATTACCGTCGGCGCCTAGGATTTTTGGGGAAATTTATGAATTATATAGAGGTAACAAGGGGTTACTGGAATGTTTTTCGCAACGAAGCACCAGATTTTGTTAATCGGCGTGTGGACGCGCTTGTGGCGTCAAAATTTTTAGAGCCATCCGGGCAGACAGGCCATCGAAGCACCTACGCGGTGATCGGGTCGACGGATGAGTACGACCGCGGCGGCGAAATACTGATCAAGAGCTTCTTATGATCTTGGGAAAACCTTGGTCGGCGGCTGATACGGCCAAGTTGAAGGCTCTAGCGATGAAGAACCCGTCACCCCCCTACAGGGTCATTGCCAAAATTCTCGGAAGGACTAGGAATTCCGTAATTGGCAGGGCGCACAGGTTGGGGATCTACTCTACCCTCGTGAACGGCAAACGGTCGAACCTGTCGCCCAAGAAAAGAACCATCTTCAAGCCTAAGGCCGACAGACCGGTCATAAGCAAGATCAGGCTTCTGCCAGTCCCGGACCTGCAGCGTATCGCCAACGAGAACCTCGCCGGATCAGCCCCAGCTCCCAAAAAAGACGCCACCGGCGCCAACGTTACCGTCATGACCGTCAGTTCCAACGGCTGCCGCTGGCCATACGGCGCCCTCGAGACAGAGACGTTTCACTACTGCGGTCACCCATCCATTAGGAGCACATCGTGGTGTTCGTTTCACGAGACGATGGTTTATGCCGTGGCGAGAACGTCTTCAGCCCGGCGTTGACACGGTGTCAAGTTCCTGTAGTGTGTTACTGTGCGTGGTTTGAGCGACTGTGAAGCTTCGATCTTCAGCCTCCCCCAAGGTCAGTCTCTCGCACGCCAGTCACTTCTCTTCTTAACTTCCCGGCCTACACCGTGTGGGTCGGGAAATTTTTCAGGTGCTCAATGGACGCTACGTTCATTTCGAGCTGCCTCGCAAACCTTGATAAACTGACGAAATCCGAGCAGGACGAGATTTTCGCGTTGCTTGAGGAGATCGAACGCGTCGAGATGCGCGAGCGCTGCTCTGCCGATTTCATGTCTTTTGTGAAACATGTGTGGCCCTCATTCATCGAGGGCGCCCACCACATTACAATGGCACGCACGTTTGAGGCGGTGGCCGACGGCGACGAGACCCGGGTTATCATCAACCTAGGCCCCCGGCATACCAAGTCAGAGTTTACGTCATTCCTGCTGCCGGCATGGTTTCTTGGGAAGTATCCCAACAAAAAGATTATGCAATGCTCCCACACCAGCGAGCTTGCGGTGGGTTTCGGTCGTAAAGTCCGAAATCTTGTCGACAGTGCTGAGTACCAGCAGATCTTCCCGAACGTGAAACTGGCCTCGGACAGCAAGGCTGCCGGCCGGTGGAACACCAACAAGGGTGGCGAATACTTCGCCATCGGCGTTGGCGGTGCGGTCACGGGTCGTGGCGCCGACATCCTGATCATTGACGACCCGCACTCCGAGCAGGAAGCGGCCCTCGCGGTAGGCAATCCCGGGGTCTACGACCACGTCTGGGAGTGGTACTCTTCTGGTCCCCGGCAGCGTCTTCAGCCCGGTGGTCGCATTCTTTGCGTCATGACCCGGTGGTCCAAGCGGGACCTGACGGGCCGAATTCTTCAATCTTCGATTGAAAAAGAGGGCGCCGGCGAGTGGGAGCTCATTGAGCTTCCCGCCATTCTTGATGAGGGGCTACCCTCGGAGCGGCCATTGTGGCCTGAGTTCTGGCCGATAGACCAGCTGCGCACCCTGCGGGCTGAACTGCCGACCGGCAAGTGGCAGGCCCAGTACCAGCAATCTCCGGTCTCGGAGAGCGGGGCGCTTATCAAGCGCGACTGGTGGCGGGACTGGTGCGACGAGGACGGGGCCCCGAAGGACCCGCCCAAGTGCAAGTTCATAATTATGGCAGGCGACACTGCCTTCACGAAATCAGACAGGGCCGACTTGTCGGCTTTTGTTACCTTCGGGATTTTCGAGCGCGACGCGCCGAACGGTAAGATACAGGACAATCTGATCCTTCTGGATGCATGGGCTGAGCGGCTTGAGTTTCCGGAGCTGAAAGCCAAGGTCCGGGCAGAGATCAAGGCCAAGAAACCAGATGCGGTGATCATCGAGGCGAAGGCCTCTGGCACCCCTCTGATCCAAGAACTTCGCCTGTCCGGCATACCTATTCAGGACTTCACCCCTGTCCGGGGCAAGGCCGGCCAGTCCAACGACAAGATTGCCCGCACCAATTCAGTCACCGACATTCTGGCGTCTGGTATGGTTTGGGCAGTGCGAGAGCATCGGTACGCACAGGAAGTTATTGACAGCTGCGCCGAGTTTCCCAACGGGGACCACGACGACCTTGTCGACTGTGTCGTGATGGCGCTGACGCGCTTCCGCTCCGGCGGGTTCTTGGACATGGCTTCGGACAGCTTTGAAGAAGAACCCCAGCGCGTCCGCACTGGGGCATATTACTAGAGGATTTTACTTGTCGTCCATTGGTCGTTCCCTAGAGCAACCGCCCGAGCTGTTCCCCCTCGGCGATGAGCCGCTGGAGGTGACGATTGTCCCGGACGGTGAGGAAAGCCTTTTAGTTGACCTTGACGACGGCGCCGGCCCTGACATCAGCGAGCTAAAGTTTGGCTCCAATCTGGCGCTCTTCATGGAAGAGGCAGAGCTCGGCTCTTTGGGCACGGAGCTCAAGTCTGCCTATGACAGCGACAAGAAATCCCGTGAGCCGTGGGAAACAAGCCTTGCCAACGGCATGGAGCTTCTCGGCCTCACGTTCGAAGATCGTACCCTGCCGTGGGTAGGCGCCTGTGGCGTCTTCCACCCTTTGTTGACAGAGACGCTGGTTCGTTTCCAAGCCTCTGCCATCATGGAGATATTCCAGCCTGCTGGTCCTGTACGCACCCAAGTAATTGGACGTGCATCGCCTGAGAAGGCAGCCCTTGCGGAGCGCAAGGAGGATGAAATGAACTTCATTCTCCTTGAGAAAATGACGGATTACCGTGCAGAGACGGAGCAGCTTCTGTTCCGCCTAGGTCTTGCGGGGTCGGCGTTTCGCAAGATCTATTACGACAACGCCTTGCGCCGGCCTGCCGCGATGTACGTGGCTGCCGAGGACTTCGTTGTCTCTTACGGCACGACAGATCTCAGGACCTGCCCACGGGCTACTCATGCCATGCGGCGCACGCCCAACGAGATCCGCAAGATGCAGGTGTTGGATTTCTACCGCGATGTTGATCTTCCTGCCCCTTCCCCGGACTACAGCAAGCTCGACGAGAAGTACGACAAGATAAAGGGTTTGAGCCGCCCAGTTGAGAATGACGACCGTCATCTTATTCTGGAGATGTGCGTTGATCTGGATCTTCCCGGCTTTGAGGACACCCAGAAGGGTGGCGAGAAGTCGGAGATTGAATTGCCTTATGTCGTAACGATGGACTGGCAGAGCGGCATTATCCTGTCGATCTACCGCAACTGGGCCGAGACTGACCCGTTCAAGGAGCGGCGCCAGTATTACGTTAAGTGGAATTACCTGCCCGGTCTCGGGTTCTACGGCATTGGCCTTATCCACCTTATCGGTGGCATGGCCAAGTCTGCGACCTCGATCCTGCGTCAGCTGGTTGACGCCGGCACGCTGGCCAATCTTCCGGGCGGCCTGAAGTCCCGTGGACTGCGCATTAAGGGGGATAGTTCTCCCATTATGCCGGGAGAGTGGCGCGACGTAGACATCTCGTCTGGGGCCATCCGGGACAATATTCTGCCGCTCCCCTACAAGGAGCCGTCCGCTGTTCTTCTCACCCTGATGACGGGGATTGTGGACGAAGCAAAGCGGATGGGCGCGGTGGCTGACATGGCTGTTGCGGAAGGCAACCAACAGGCTCCTGTTGGCACGACGCTGGCGCTTCTGGAGCGCGAGATGAAGGTTATGTCTGCCGTGCAGGCCCGCCTGCATGACAGCCTAAAGGAAGAGTTCCGCCTTATTTCTGACATTATCGCCAATGACATGGACAGCAGCTACTACACGCATACTGACGAGGGCGCTGACCGCAAGGCGGATTTCAATTCGAAGCTGGTGGCGGTTATCCCCGTATCGGACCCTAACGCTTCGACCACAGGCCAGCGCATCCTGCAGTATCAAGCAGCTATGGCGATGGCAGCTCAGGCGCCGCAGATGTTTGATCTGCCCCAGCTTGCCCGCGAGACGTTGTCAGCTTACGGCATTCGCAATGCGGCTCAGCTGGTGAAGGACCCGACGGACATCAAGTCGATGGATCCGGTCAGTGAGAATATGTCGATCCTTAACGGTAAGCCTGTAAAGGCGTTCCAGTGGCAGGATCAGGACGCGCATATTCAGGTCCACATGCTGGCAGTACAGGACCCCAAGATTATGGCCATGGTTGGCCAAAGCCCGCAGGCTTCAATGATCGGGGCGGCCGCCGCAGCACACATTACCGAACATCTGGCGATGAAGTACCGCAACGAGATCGAGAAGCAGATGGGGGTTCCGCTCCCGCCGCTGGACGAACCGTTGCCGCCGGAGATTGAAATTCAGCTTTCCCAGCTGGTTGCTGCCGCGGCCTCCAAGCTGTTCCAGAAGGATAAGGCAGAAGCCGCCCAGCAGCAGGCTCAGCAGCAGGCTCAGGACCCTGTCGTCCAGATGCAGCAGGCAGAGATCAAGATCAAGGAGGCGTCGGTGCAGGGCAAGGCTCAGATCGACACCGCCAAGCTCAAGCTAGAAGCGCAGAGGCTGCAGCAGAATTACGCTCTCAAGATGGAGCAGATCGCCAGTGCCGAGCGCATCGCCGGCGCGCAGGTCGGCCAGAGTGCCGCCAGCGACATGCTCCAAAAGCAGGCGACGGAGGCCTCGGATCTGGCCCGGCAAAAGATGGACACTCTTCGTATTGGCGTCGATGTTGCAAAACACGGCGTCATGATGAGCACACAGTTGAAGCAGGCGGAAATCAACGCCGATGCTCAGCTGCAAGCCGCACAAAAAAGGGACCCGGCACCCAGTGAATGAAACAAGCTTTACAGTCATTCTCAAGCATCTCCGCACAGAGATGAATGAGGTGGCAGACACCATCCTGCTGACCGAGCTTTCTCTCGACGCGTATCGCAAGCTTCAGGGCATCATTGAAGGCTACGCCCGTGTTGAGCGTTTTATTCAGGATCTCGAGAAGAACGAGCGCAACGCCGGATGACAACCGACAAGTTGCCGACTGTGCTGATCTGCATCCCCAACGCCGGCATGGTCCACACGGATTATATGCTGTCGCTGATCGGGCTGCACTCCTATAGCCGCGGCTTTGCCAAGGTTGCGATAGCGGACAACAAGTCGTCCTACAGCGACATGAACAGAAACATGCTCGCCGGCAACGCGGTTGCGCACCGGTATGACATGGTTCTCTTCACCGACACGGACATGTCATTCCCGAAGAACTCGCTTGAGCGCCTCATAAAGGCGGAGCGCGCAGTTGTTGGGGTGGCCTACAAGAGCCGTCACCAAGAATTGATTGTCGGCGCCACACTTGACGGAATGCCGCTTGAAGAAGACGGCCTGCGCGAGATGGACTATCTCGGCGGCGGCCTGCTTCTGGTGAGGACCAGCGTGTTCGCCGCTATGGGGGCGCCATGGTTCTACAACGAATACCTACCCGGCTCGACGATGCCGGTCGGAGAAAACGTCGTTTTCTGCCGCAATGTACGCAAGGAAGGCCTTGAGATCTGGTGTGACCAAACGCTGTCGCGTGAGGTACTGCACATTGGAACCAAGGCCTTCTCACTCAAGGATCGGGGTTAATCCCCGCATAGGACGCTGGCCTCATCCGGCGCACATCAGAGGGTATAATGGAAAGTACGGACGTTGCGCCGACAGTAGAGGCGCGCGCTATCCCGCAGGCCAAGGGTTACAAAATCCTGATCGCCATGCCGGAGCCAAAGAAGAAGGAGGGCAGCATCCTGCTCCCCGAAGACGCCGCGGCGCGCGAAGCGCTGGCGCACAATATTGGTAGCGTCGTGGCCCTTGGGCCCGACTGCTACGCGGACGAAAAGAAGTTTCCTTCCGGGCCTTGGTGCTCGGTCGGCGACTGGGTTCTGTTCCGCTCCTATGCCGGTACCCGCTTCAAGATCAGAGGTCAGGAATTTCGCCTGATTAATGACGACACAGTCGAGGCAGTTATCGACGATCCGAGGGAGTACAGCAGAGCATGAGCGCCGTAGGAAACAAGGACGACATTGTCGTCAACGTCCCAGAACAGAAGGCACCCGGCTGGGTGCAGGAACCCACCCCGGTGGACCAGTCCAAGGAACCGGCCGCTGCCAGCAATCTCGAGATAGAGATTGTTGACGACACGCCGGAGAAGGATCGTAACCGGCCGCCTCGCGATCCGAAGGTCCCGAGAGGGGACATCTCGGACGACGAGATCAAGAAATATTCCGAGAGCTCGCAGAAGCGTATCAAGCAGCTCCGGTACGAGTACCACGAGGAACGCCGTCAGAAGGAAGCGTCTCAGCGTCAGGCTGAAGAGGCTATCCGTGTTGCCCAGCATTGGCAGCAGGAGAACCATCGTCTGGCGTATATCGCTCAGGGTCGCCTCGCGGCGATGACGGAGCAGGCCCGCAACCGGTCTGACAATGAGATCACTCTGGCTCAGAAGGCTCTTGGCGCCGCCATAGAGACTGGCAAGTCCGACGAGATCTCTGCGGCCCAGACGGCACTGACGCGTGCTGTGACGCAGCGTGAGATGATGCCGGCCCGGCCGGCCGCACCACCTCAGCAGGCGCAGCAGCAGTACCAACAAGACCCGCGGTATGTCCCGCAGGCGCAGAACCAGCAGCAGTATCAGCAGCCCTCTAGGGCTGAAACTACTGCCCCTGACCCCAAGGCCGTGAAGTGGCTGAAGGACAACCAGTGGTTTGGTTCTGACAAACGCATGACCGGCTTCGCCTATGGCGTTCATGAAGAGCTGGTTACAGAAAAGGGCATCGACCCTATCCGCGACGCGGATGAGTATTACGGGGAAGTTAACGCAGCAATGCGGAAAGCTTTCCCCGACGAGTTTGAGGATGGGGAGCCCGCAAGGGCTCAGG